GTGGAAACAGGCTTCAAAAAAAAGCGACTGTCCTTGTCTTGCTTTTTTGAGTTACAAGATAAGCATGCAGCTACTAGATTTTCAGGGTTCAATATCTCACCGCCTTTGGCTACCGGCTCCACATGATCCACTGTTGTGGCTGGAGCTGCACAATACTGGCACGTGTGCCCATCTCTGGCCAAGATATACACACGCATCTTGCGCCATGCTGACCCGTACACACGGGCATGCTTACCGCTTACCATAACTTCATCCTAGATGTCATCATAACAAATCCCACATACCCACCATGAGCCAACCTCGAGAGCTTCACCCTCCGGTATTGCATCATCACACCTTGAGCATTTGATTGTGTCCATCAATGCCACTTATGTTTCTGCCAATGGGCATACGCGTTACAGCTTGATCCGTGTCTTGCTTTGATGTATCTCAATGACCAGTCAATCATCCTAAACCCATCAAGGTTTTGATACTTAGGATTGTTCATCTGGCCAAGCCCAAAATGTTTACCATTCGGATTGATTGCATCAACACGCCAATTTGACTCCGCTGTGATCAGCTTGTTAAAACATTGAAATTGCTTGTAATTAACTATCCTTGAATGTGCATAGAGCTTCAAAGAATCAATTGATGTTGTTGTATTAACTTCTTGTGCAGCTGTGGCCGATGTGGTTCCCACTAGGCATAGCACGGCCAATAGCACCATACTGTGCGCCCGGGATACCTCGTGCCTCGTCCCGTCTGCAAGTCTGGAGCGTACCGGCGCTGTCAAGTAGCGAGCGTAATCTTGAGCGAGTCCCACAGCTTTCATGCACATGTGGATAACACCTGTGGATAACTTATTCATAGACTTAACGCATCGATCTTGGAATCATCAACGATCTTGATGCCAAACGATCCGCATCCATGACATTGAGCGAACCATTCATGGGCAGTTAATTCAACGCCCTTCTTTAATCCGTGACGTTGTTTTGCTTTGCCGTACAGCTTTGCACATATTGAGCAATCAAATTCAAGTATTGGCATGAGTTGATTTCCTTAACGTTTCGATGGGTTGTAAATTGATTTGGCTGACCCAATAGCCGCCCATGGCTGAGGCAAATCGTGGCCTCTTAGCTACGCCAACCGGTATCCAGCCGACAACGTAATATGATGGAGATTCACCTACGACAAGCACGGCGATATCTGTATCACGATCATCATCTGTAATGATCAAATGCCCGTTTTTGTGTGACGTTTGTTTGACTTCCATAGCGATGCCATTCCAATACACATCTGGTTCATTCTTGAATGTATTAACTGTTGGCTTGAAATCCTCAACCCCAAAGTATCGGGCAACGGCGATCTCAGCTCCAACACCCTCAGAATGAACAACAACGCCATTGTGGAAATTGCCTTTATTGCCCATGAATTTAGGGTTTGACCCATAGCGTGACTCACGTGCCAATCCAGTCGTGTGAGCTAGTACCTCATCTTGACGCGACAACCGCACCATGATCATCTGCAATCACCACAAAACCAAATTATATTTTCTCTGCCGTCATAGCCTTTTTGATAACCAAATGAGTCAAACTTTGTGAGCTTTGAGCATTTGTCACATTGCTCAACCTTGTATTCTTGGATGACTTCGCCGTTAAAGTAAAGCCGGGCAATGCGCGTTTGAGGGTTGATAATTTCCATATAGTCGCTCATATTTGCGGCTCCCATTTTCCTCGACCTGTAAAGACGTACCACACCGGTTCGCATTGATTTGGCTTGCGTTCGATGCAGCTGTAATTGCCCCATGCTTTACCTGTTTTGGCCGATATACCTTCACGCCAAATACGTGCCCCGTGTGAGCATTCCGGTACATGTGATGTCATTTCATCGCCCAAATGAGATGTGACCTCTGGAATTGATCCGGTGTTTTGTTTCTGTTCTGCATCCAGTAATTCTTGCTCTGATTGAAATGATGGCACATCGCCATGCTTTGTTGTCCAATAGTCGTAATCAGCTGCCGGTGCTTTGATTGATGCCATGACCTCTTGTGTGGCCTTCTCAGCACCGCCCATTACCAACGCCATTACGCGCATCAAAGCCGATGTGGATGTGTCCTCAATCATCCAGCGTGCCATTTTTGGGCTGTATGCCTCAAAATAGCCGTAAGCGTAATCAATGCCAGCTGGCTCAACCTCGGTTTGGTTTCGCCATGCTTTACCCTGAATCAGCACATAGCGTTTTTCAGCATTGAATTCAATGATGTGAGCTTCTAATCTGCCAAGCGGAAATGTTGCAATCCAACGATCCGTACGCTCTTTGTTGCCTTCGTATCCGTCCATAAAAGTGGCCATTATTTGGCCGCCTGATCAAGCTGCGAAATGTGCCGAGATACCGCACGACCGCGTGTGTAACCTTGTCGCTCGCCCTCTTTGAATCCAACAGAATAAGCCATTACAGCCCACAAAGTACCTGCGATCAAACAAGTGATCACAATTGAGATTTCATTCATTTGTCTAGCTCCCGATTCTGGGAACAGCTGATCTGCTCCCAAACAAAGAGTGACAGCGATAGCCGACAAAATCAACAATCGCGCCTAAATTGCGGCGTGTCTTTACTGTTTCTCAATGAGCTTTGTGTATAGATAATCCAGTCTGGCCTCTATACGCGAAATCTGATCCTTCATACTCGATCCATGATTCGGAGAAAGTTCGCTCATTACCGATCTGATGATGATTTTCATTGACGAATAAATGGCTGTCAGTATTGCAATGACAAAACCACCAACAGCCATCCATTCGCCCACGCTCACTTTTTGATACCAAATGTGACGTCATTAGGATTTGCCCATCGAGCTAGTACCGGCACAATGCCAGCGACTAAGCCCATTGCCAAATCCTTTGGATTGGTATTTCCGGTCATGTAAACGGCCAACGCACCGGCAACAGAGCTTCTCAGCCATGATGCCAGCATTGCTTTTGCTTGATCCATCAGTTTTCTCCTTTGTTCAAGCTCCCGATGAGAGCCGCGACTTTCGCTTCACTCAATTCAATCTCAAAGTGCATCTCATCTTTTCGATTCCTAAAATCTCCACCCCATTTGAGGCCGTATTTCTTAGCCAAAGCCCGAATGATTGGAACCTTTTCAGCTGGGAATGTGCCAACACGGCCCAGCGGATGTTGAGTCGCGTTCAAATCGATGGCCGTGCCAGAGCTGTGATTGCTTAGTTTGTCAGTCGAACCTCTTACCATGCGAAAGCAATAGCCCCAATCGTCCAAAGAGCCTTGATCGATGGGTTCAATCAGCTTATGAAATTCAGAGCAAAATCCAGCGATCAATGGTGCAACAGCTTTCGCACATCGCACCTTGACCTTTGTACCCTCAATGGGAACGCTGATTATGTCTATTTCAGCCGCATCTTTTGATGCTGGCCAATTATTCTGAGATATCAATTAGAACCTCAAGGATTGCAGCGGCCTTTGCTCGTTCAACAATTTCTGTCTTGAGCAAATTAGTGACCTGATCAAATTGTTGCAAGACGGCCAATCGCTCCAAGCGATCCATTGGGCATTGCCGTGCAGCTTCTTGAATTTCAATGTCTTTCAAATGTGCCAAGTCAGCATCCCAATTGCCATCAAGCGTAAGTAACAAAGCATTGTAAAATTCGACATTGAGCGAATAACTATCAACCTCTGATTGACGTAATTCAATCGGCGTTAATTCTTTTTCTATCATTTCATTTCCTTTGTTAGTCGTTAGATGAATGCAACGCCGTAAGCGTCACCTGTTGGCAGTGTTACCGGATTTGCATACTTTGTACCAAAGCCGGATGAGAATGGATATGCAGTTACAAATGGCGTTGTTGCATGAGCAATAGCAATGTTTGAGCCGTCAGCATTGAAAGCCACGCCTCTACCCGTACCTGTTGGCAATGTGGCTGGGTTGGCGTACTTAGTGCCAAAACCCGATGACCATGGATACGCTGTCACATAGGGGCTTGTTGCATGAGCTATTGCAATTGCAGTTCCGGCTGGGTTCCATGTCACGCTTGTGCCGGTGCCAGTCGGCAATGTGGCTGGGTTGGCATACTTAGTGCCAAAACCAGCCGACCACGGGTATGCCGACACGTATGGACTAGCTGCGTGAGCAACGGCAATTGCCGTGCCAGCTGCATTAAATGCAACGCCTAAGGCTTCCCCAGTTGGAAGTGTCGCTGGATCGGCGTACTTACTACCAAAGCCAGCCGAGAATGGGTATGTCGATACATAAGGCGAAACATCATGTGC